TGCAACTTGCTTATGAAAATCTACCAAAGTGGATGCAACAAGGTGTTATTAATTGGAACAAAGGTAATATAGAATTAGAAAACAAATCAACCATTGTGGCGGCCGCTACATCTTCAAGTGCTATTCGGGGGGGTTCTTATAATATAATCTTCCTTGATGAGTTTGCTTTCGTACCAGCGAATATATCAGAGCAATTCTTTAGTTCAGTTTATCCTACTATATCTTCAGGTACAAAAACAAAATTAATTATAGTATCTACACCTCATGGTATGAATCAGTTTTATAAGATATGGACAGATGCTGTTAATAAGAACAATGACTATATTCCTATTGAAGTACATTGGTCAGAAGTACCAGGAAGAGATCAGGCGTGGAAAGAAAAGACAATACGTAACACAAGTGAGGAACAATTTCAACAAGAATTTGAATGTGCTTTCTTAGGTTCAGTCGATACTCTTATCTCACCAGCAAAAATTAAGAACATAGTTTACATAGATGCATTACAATCTAAAGGTGGCTTAAGAATGTTTAAGAAACCTGACAAAGATAGATTGTATGTTGCCTGTGTTGATGTAGCTAGAGGAACAGGTCGAGATTATTCTGCCTTTATTATAATGGACGTAACAAAAGCTGATGATGGTAAAATATTATATGAAGTTGTTGCGACTTATAAAAATAATGAAGTTAAACCATTTGTATTTCCAAATATAGTATCCCAAACTTGTAAGGCATACAATGATGCTCACGTACTTATTGAGGTCAATGACTTAGGTCAATCTATATCAGAAGCAATGCATTACGAGTTAGAATATCCAAATATATTGATGACTACTCAAAAGGGTAGGGCGGGTCAAATACTTGGAGCGATGTTCTCAGGTAGAGGAACTTCATTAGGAGTTCGTATGACAAAACAAATAAAGAAGGTTGGTTGTGCGAATTTTAAGACGCTTATGGAGGGTGATAAACTATTAATCAATGACTTTAATATCATTGAAGAAATGTCCACTTTTTCACGTAGAGGTAACTCATGGCAAGCAGAAGAGGGTTGTAATGATGACCTAATTATGTGTTTAGTTATATTTGGATGGTTATCTAATCAACCCTACTTTAAAGAGTTATCAGATTCAAACATCAGAAATCAGATGTATGAAGAACAACAAAATTTGATAGAACAAGATATGGCCCCTTTTGGATTTATAGATAATGGAGTTGACGATCCTGAAGAGGATATAGTAGATGAGTATGGTACTCGTTGGTATCCTGTTGTAAGAAAAGGTCAATAATCTTTAGTTTTTCGTTATTATAAATATCTACAATGATAAAAAGTTTGACTATGGACGTAAGAAAACTTACGAATTTTGAAAATTTAACTAATTAAACAGGAGAATAACATGGCATTTCAAGTATCACCAGGTGTTCTCGTACAAGAAAGAGACTTAACGAATATTATCCCAGCAGTATCAACTTCGATTGGTGCAGTTGCAGGACAATTTCAAAAGGGTCCAATTGATGAGATTATTTCAATCTCTAGTGAGCAAGAATTAGTAGATACGTTTGGAAAACCTGACTCAGCAACGTTTGAGTATTTTTTCACAGCTTCTAATTTCTTACAATATAGTAATGCTTTGAGGGTAGTACGAGCCCAAAATACATCAGTAACAAATGCTACAGCTTCAGGCTCTAGCATATTGATTAAAAATGATGACGATTACACTAACAATTACTCAACAGGTCAAGGCTCAGTAGGTACTTTCGCTGCGAGAACTGCTGGAGCACATGGAAATAGTTTATTAGTATCAACTTGTCCAAGTGCAACTGCATATGAATCAATATCAACATCACTAGTCGCTTCAACTTCAACAACTAACGCAGTAGGTCAAACTACTATGGCAGTTGATGAAAGTAGCGTATTTAATGTTGGAGATATTATTCAGTTTTCTACAACAGCAAGTACAGATGATTTTGACGATGGAGATTTATATAAAATAACAGCTATTGCTGCATCAAACGAAACTTTAACATTCGTTCAACACCCTAGAGGTTCGGGCGGATTAAAAAGAGTAATCGAAGACGATAGTAAAATCAAAAGAAGATGGAGATATTACGATTCAGTTGAAAGAGCTCCTGGAACTTCAGCTTGGACTTCTTTAAGAAGCGGTTCAGGTGACGAGATCCATGTAGTTGTAGTTGACGAAGATGGTGTTATCACAGGCGAACCAGGTAGAGTATTAGAAAATTTTTCTAGTTTATCTAAAGCTGGCGATGCTAAAACTCCACAAGGCGATAACAATTATTACGCAGAAGTAATATTCAATAAATCACAATACATTTATTGGATGGACCACAACTCTGCAGGTAGTAATTGGGGTAACAATGCAACTGGAACAACTTTCACTGCAGTAGATACTCCTACCCTTGAGTCTTTTGCAGGTGGCGCAGCAGGTTCTACTGTAACTACAGGACAACTACAAACAGCATATAATAAATTTGCTGATGCTGAAACAGTTGATGTTGGTTTAATTATGGCGGGTCCTTCGGGAAGCGCAGTTCATATTGATAACTTAATTACAATTGCTGAAGAAAGAAAAGATGCAGTTGTATTTTGTTCACCACAAAGATCAGACGTAGTTAATGTTACTAACGCAAATACACAAATGTCAAATGTCATTGGTTTCTTTGATACCATTAGATCATCTTCATATGTTGTATTTGATAGTGGTTACAAGTATGGATACGACAGATACAATGACGTATACAGACACGTACCATTAAACGGTGATATTGCAGGTCTTTCTGCTAGAACTGATACAGTTGCTGATAGTTGGTATTCACCAGCTGGTTTCAACAGAGGTATCATTAGAGGTGCAGTTAAGTTGGCATTCAACCCAACTAAAGCTCAAAGAGATCAACTTTATCCAGCGAGAGTTAACCCAGTGGCTACTTTCCCAGGACAAGGTACAATCCTTTTTGGCGATAAGACTGGTCTAACAACACCAAGTGCTTTTGATAGAATAAACGTAAGAAGATTGTTTATTGTATTAGAAAAGGCAATAGCAACTGCTTCTAAATTCCAATTGTTTGAGTTCAATGATGAATTCACAAGAGCGAACTTTAGAAACATTGTAGAGCCTTTTTTAAGAGAAGTACAAGGTAGACGAGGTATCACAGACTTTTTAGTAGTATGTGATGAAACTAATAACACAGGTGAAGTAATTGATAGAAATGAATTTATAGCTGAGATATTTATTAAACCAGCTAGAAGTATCAACTTTATTACATTATCATTCATCGCAACACGTACTGGCGTTTCGTTTGACGAAGTGGCTGGTGGGTAAGTTTAGAAAAGGAGAAATAAACAATGCCAAATATAAATGACTTCAAAGCTAAACTTGCTGGCGGTGGCGCAAGAGCCAATCAGTTTAAGGTAACAATGCCTTTTCCTGGTTACGCACAAGTTGGTGGCGAAATAGAAGACTTAGCATTTTTATGCCAAGGAACTTCAATCCCAGCTATGGATGTAGGAATCGTAAATGTTCCTTTCAGAGGTAGAAATATCAAAATAGCAGGTGATAGAACAATACCAGAATGGTCTGTGACTGTTTACAATGACACAAACTTTAAGTTGAGAAATGCTTTCGAAAGATGGCAGAATGGTATCAATAACATGTCTGATAACGAAGGATTAACAAATCCTGTTGATTATCAAGTAGATGCATTTATTGATCACTTAGACAGAAACGGTAATACAGTTAAATCTTACACATTGAGAGGGGCTTTCCCCACTTCTATTGGTGAGATTGCTTTAGATTACGAAGAAAAGACTGCGATCGAAACTTTTCCAGTAACCTTTAATTACCAATTCTTTGAAACAAACACTACAACTTAATATTAATATCAGAGGGGCTCCGGCCCCTCTTTTTAAAACTTATATAAATAACTATATGACTTTAAGTAAAATTGATATAAAAGGAGTAATATAATGGCAGAGTTATTTGGTTTTTCCATAACAAAGGCTAGAAAAGTAGCCGATCCAAAACAAAGTTTCACAACAACCCAAGCGGATGACGGTACACAAACTGTTGCGGCTGGAGGTTATTTTGGTCAGTACCTCGATATGGAAGGTACAGCAAAAAGTGAAGCCGATTTAATACGAAGATACAGAGAAGTAGCATTACACCCCGAGTGTGATATGGCAATTGAAGATATTGTTAATGAAGCTATTGTTGCTAATGAATTAAGAGATGCAGTACGAGTGAATGTGGTAGACTTACCTTATGGAAAAGAAGTAAGAAAAAAAATAGAAGACGAATTTAAAAATGTATTAAGATTATTAAACTTCAATACAAGAGGTCACGACATCTTTAGAAGATGGTACGTAGATGGCAGAATGTATTATCATAAAATTATAGATAGAGATTCACCTATAAAAGGTATCACAGAGTTAAAATATATAGATCCTCGTAAGATTAAAAAGATTAGAGAGATTAGAAAGAAAAGACCAGACGGACCTGTACCACACGGACTTTCTGTTGTAGATGAGTATGTTGAATACTATGTTTACAATGAAAAAGGAGTTTCAGGTACAACTTCAGGAGTTGGTATAAAAATTGCACCTGATACAATAGCATTTTGTCCATCAGGAATGATTGATCAAAATAAAAATATGGTCTTGTCTTATTTACATAAGGCGATTAAACCAGTTAATCAATTAAGAATGATTGAAGACGCTGCTGTTATTTACAGAATAGCAAGAGCTCCTGA